AATACCTTATTTGTTTTCTCCATATGTCACCGTCACATTATATTCACTTGGATAGTAGGAGTCATGTGATATATCGCCATGGTCATCATTATAATAATAATTTGTACCTGTGATATATTGTCCTGTACCTGTCATGTCCTGTGTCGCCAACTGTCCGAATGGCCATGTTGTCGCATCACTTTGAATCATTGCCTGTTCTTGTTTCATAGAACAGTTCGCCTTTTCTTTCTTTCCATCCATCATCAATGCCCAATCAAGTTCTTGAATCAGTCGAGTATACCACATCTTATCATGTTCATCGTGGGCTTTGTCTCTATCTTCTCTCAACTGTTCTTGTCTGGTTTCGATGTATTTTTTCATTAAAGTTTCTCCATCAATGGGAAGATTTTTGCAATTTCAAATGCACATTTCTTTGCAACTTCCATATGCTCTTTTTGGGTGCCGTTTGCACTCCTCAGTTCTATGTAGTGAATCCAAGAGCGCAACGTACCATTCATGTACAGTCTAGTCTTGGTTAGTCCTTCTGGTAGAACTGCACGAGCCTGTTCTTTTGCAATACCGTTTTCGATTGCCCATTCGTATGTTTTACGAGATGTTTCGATAACACCTTGCTGTCTACGATTCCATTCGGTAATCAAATCTTGGTGTTTTTGATTATCAACCAATGAAGGATCGGACTCAATCTCAATAGAGTTTTGTCTGTTCTCATAATCCTGTAGTCGGCATTCTCTTTTGGTAAATGCATCGCCCATTGCAGAAGGTTCTGCATACCGTTGAGAAAACTCTTGAAAACTAAAACTACGATGACGCACAATCTGGTGTGCAATGTCACGAGTAGTCTCAATCTCTATGCAAGCGCTAGCCATCTCCAATGGCGACCAATGGGCGTGTTTACATAGATATCGTATGAGTTTTTCTGACGTTTTGTGCGATTGTTGGTTCGCTGGATTGGAGACACGGGCGCAATACGCAATGAGCTCCTGTACATCGTTACCGACATATAATTCTCCTTCTGGTGGTTGACTATAACTGATAAGTCTTGCTGTTGTAAGCATACGATCTCCTTTATTTAGAGTTCCCATTATCATCTTTCCACCTTTCCATAAGTAATTCAAATAGGCAGTTTACCTTCATGCCTAGGAAGTTGTCCTAGTGAAACCGTTTTGGTTTCGGACGATAGTTACCCTTGTTTGCAAGTTCTGATACTCGCTTAGAGAGTTCGACATCACGCTTTTGCAGTTCTGCCAAATCAAACTCTAGGGTCTTCACACGGGCATCACTCTCTTCAAGTTTTGCACGATAGAAGTCTCTTTCCCTAATCAGTTCTTCTTGTGTTAAAACGTCTTTTACACTTTCTACGTTTTCCATCAGAAGTTCTCCTTAATCAGTTTGAGAAGTTGAGTTTTACATTTCTGTTCATTGTATCTCAGAAATGCACCATACTTGACGATTAAACGTCTACTATCTGGCCATACTAAATCATCTTGTAATTCCTTATCCCACTGTTTCACATAATTCAGTAACCCCTGTAGGATTACCATCGTTTCCACTGAAATCCTCTTGGCGAGGAAGTTCTTTAATAATACTGGATGTTGGCCGTTTTGGCAAGAGAAAATTGAATCAAAATCATCAACTATCGTAAATAAAAATGACATATCTGTGATAAAATTGTATGTCAGTGCTTGTTTGTTTTTAGACCATTCCAGATAATGTTCTTCTTTGAAATCTCCTAACCATCCTTTTGGTGACTTCACAAAATTTGAAACATAATAGTCAAGTGCCTTGTCATCATACTTCTTTGCAACACGAGCGAAAAAACTTCTGTCTTTTCTTTTGAGAAAAGAAGCCTTAGTGGCTGACGTTTTACCGCCATACCTAGTGTAATCGTAATCTGTGGTGAAATGAAGTTTGAGACCAAGATACATTTGATATGCTTCCCATGCTTCCATTACCGACTCCTTAGATTGGTAAAGTCGCTACCTTTGGAAGAAAGTTCAGTTCTCTTGCATCTGCCTCGATTTTTTCCTTTAGAGGTTTAGAGATAAGAGGAGCAACTGCATCAGGCTCCATCTGATTTTTCTCACAATAATCTAGTATTGCATCCATATATGTAACGCCACCAACTTTCACTAATTCTTCTATTTTCATTGCAAATTTTTTGGGTGTCATAACCGCCAATTCTTCTAGATTCATAATATTCCCTTTTTATTATTGATAGGGGGCAGGGCGCCCCACCCCCTATCTGTTATAAAGCAGAGCCAGTAAATAAATGCTGGATGCATCGCAGTTCTAACCGTAGAACCACACGAGCGTATTGAGGCGCTACCCTAACCAAGTAATCTTTTGACTAAGTGCTGTCACTACAACGTACAGTCCATAACCAAAGATGCTCCAGATTACAACAAATCCAACAACAGAAGGGTCATCCCAACCAGTGTCATCTTTCAATCCGAGCCTTCTACCAATCCTGTCTATCATTCGTGTTCACCACCTTTGTCATTTGCATCTAATACAACCTTCTGTCCATTCACCCACATATACTGTCGAGAACGACTTGGGGTAGATGTTGGGAAGTTTGAAAAGAATGTAGGTTTACGTTTTGCAGTTTCAAAGGTTGCAACTGTGATTACAATCGCCGCAAGAATAAATGCGTGTGCAATCATACTCGCACCCATAATCCAGAAACTACCAACCCACATTGAAAAAACGATACACCACATCCAAGCAAGTACCTGTAGTACCATGTGTCTGGTATTCAAGTCTGGGATGTGTCGTAGTGGATTGCTTTCTGCATCCATTACACTGTTCCACGAATCATAAACATATTGTCTCATAACTATTCTTTCGTACTTGGTTTGGTTGAGATGTACTCATAGAGTTCTTGTGCTTTCGCAACAACCTCTTGTGGTTGATACATCTTTGGGGTGTATTCTGCAAGGAATTCTTGGGCATCTTTACCTGCCTCTTTCCATTGCTCTAGTGCTTGATGGGTCATATCCATTTGTGTGGCATATGCCTGATCCATCATTTCTTTTGCCATCTTGAGTGTCTCAAGACGAATTTCAAAAGGGTTTTTATTTACAGCCATTTTATTTCTCCTATGTGTCTGTGTGTGTAGTGCCACTTTTCTGTTCCGAGGCAAGTGGCCAGCCCGACTAACTATGCCGCAAGGGCGTAATCAGAAGGTGCAAAGTTATCGTTTGCAGTTAGTTTAATGGACTATTACGCATCCATCCGACAATTCTACTCTCATCTCTACTCGCCAGTCGATCCTATTTCGCCCCCTCAGTCGGTCTATCTAGGATTTGGTGGAGGCGGCCGGTACTGCCCCGGCGTCCTGTTCAAGCGTTGAATCGTATCAACAAATTGTATTTTATTTATACCACACCTTTCCTTCAGTGTCAAGTAGCAGTCTTGTCTGTCGGTCTACCTAGTGCGATATTACCCTGTCCAGAACCAAGAACACAGGCTTGTTCATCACTGACAAACTCAATGAGTGTCCATGTTTCTGTTTTAGGATTCAATGCAATAACAAACTTAGATGGTGTAGTTAAACCATTTGGAAAACCAGTTTGGCCATCCATAATGATGGTAGGTACTTCACCATAACTCTTTGTCATATTAATCAGTGTTTCCATATTACTACACTGAATAGGTTTTTGTGCCCAGTAAGTTGTGGGCATCTGGGGTTTACTTTTTGGTTGTGGTAGTTCTGGGTCTTGTGCAAAGGCAACTCCACTAAACAGGAGCGCCGATAACATCAGGCCCTTCTTCCAATGCTTCATTTTCTTTTTCCCATTCTGTTACAAACTGCTCTATAGTTTCTACGAGAAGGGGCAGATATTCGTGCTTCTTCTTTACAAACTCTTGAACTGTTCCATCTTCTGTTACTACAAGAATCACTATCTGCTCGATTGGTGTTCCTGTACGTTCTTCAAACATTTCTGCATATGCAGATGCCTGAATATAGTAGTCCAAATTCCAATCGTCATTGCGTTCAGATTTAGAGGTTTTGAAGTCGATGATTGATGGTACACCGTTGTATTCTGCAATGCAGTCTACTCTACCGGCGACTTGATATTTATCGCTCCACAATCCACATTCTTGTGCATATATATTATTTATGCTCGACTCAAGATGTGGTTTTAGTTGTTGAAACAAACAAAAGGGAAGGAACTGTCGATTGTCTTTTTCAATCTCTTGGTTGTTTAGGAAGTCCTCAACCATCTGGTGAACCTTAGTTCCCCTGTTTGCGGCAGTCCTAGAGATGTAGTTCGCAACATCTTCTCCGACTCTTTTACGCCATTCAGATAACCCCTCTCTTTTACGAACTGATAACACAGTAGTAATGGAAGGGAAAACACCACCTTCTGGTGTTAAGTAAAACCGCTTACGGTTTACTGTCTTAGTTGATACCTCTGGTATCTCAACTGGTTTGTGTGTAAACATATTATATCCTCAAAGTTTTACATATTATAATTCAAAATACAAGAGATGTCAAGAAGCTTTGCGTCCTTGACTTCTCCATACTGTATTCGCCGGCACACGAATAAACCGTTTGTTAGTTTCATTTGTGTTGGGATTTGGAACAGTCAACATGACTCTCTTACCCCTTAGAAATGCACTCAACTGATTTGACATTCTTTCTGCACTCTTCATGTAATCTCTACGATTTGCTTTCGTAACAGAACGATTCACACTTCTACGTTCACCTTTAGAAACCTGTTTAGTTCTTTGTTTCTTTTTACCCATCGCCTTGTTCTTTCTTAATTTTACTGATAAGGTATTCTTTCACCATACCAGAACGTACAATGTCACCAAGTGTAAATTCGATATTCGCAAAGGAGTCCATACCTCTTAGAATTTTCATAAAGTGGTGTAATCCTTCTCTTTCAGAACTCTTTGTTAAGTCTGATTGGAAAACATCACCACAGAACATAATTTTTGAATCCATACCAACACGAGTAATGATTGTATCAAGTTCATGGAAACTTAGATTTTGACATTCATCAACTATAATGATTGCATTGTCAAGTGTGATACCACGCAAGAATGAAGTTGTGAGGAACATCATCGAACCTTGATTCTTTAGTCTATCGTACAGAATAGAGAATGCCTGTTCGTTTGGTTGTTCAAACATAAACTTCACCATGTTCTGGTATGGTACTTGAAACAGGGCTGTCTTATCTTCCTCATCGCCTGGCAAGAACCCAATCTCACGAGTTGGAACTGCACTACGGACTAGGTATACACAATCGTATTTACTTTCATTCTTTAGTGCTTCTTGCAAAGCGAGATATAGTGTAATAAATGTTTTACCAGTACCGGCCGCACCATACAAGAAAAGATTCTTACCATTCTTATATTCTTGAAAGGCACGCTTCTGATTATCAGTAACAGGATTAACTGTCACCATCTGGTCAATACGAATATCTTTTGCTTTGGCCATTAATTACTTCTCCACTTATTTCGATGTTTATCAATAACTGTCTTTGTCTTTACATCCTTGATAGACTTTCTTCCATATCTTTCTGCAAGTGGACTATCTGGATGTGCCTCGGCAGCCTTTGATAAAACCTCTTTCCAACCGGCATCAGTCTTTCCATCAATTGTTCCTGTTGTGGAAACAATTCCGAAAGACGTAGGCACTTGTTGAACGTGAGGGTATTCTTTCAACAGTTCATCTTTTGCATTAGATGATGTGAAGAACTCATCCCATTCTTCACCTGTCTGATTGTTTCTGAATTTGTATGTTGGCATTATCTAACTTCTCTTCACTTAGTTCTTTTATTCTATTTATGAGCCCATAATATGCCTCAGTCAAACTCTTGAGGTCTGCTCTAAGAATCTCATTTTCTGTTTGTAAATTGGCAACCTTTGCCCGTAACTCAGGCTGCTCGTAATTCCAATCTTTCTGTTCCATACCAATAAGGCCTTTCTCTTTCCTTCCAAGTTGCAAAACGCTTCTTGGCAACATTGTAAAAGTTACGATATGCCTGAACACTGTCACCTTCAACCATACACTCTGGGAACTGTTTCATCGCCTGTGGTACTGGTGTATGTCCTAGCACACTGGATGGCATATTCTTTGGTGGTTCACGCAACATATCCCAATAGTCCTTTGCACCATGAACCTTACCATAACGATGTTCGTACTCATTACAACATAATATGTAGTAAGTAAACATTAGTCCATAGTTTTCACGACACATACGAACCCATTTGTTGGTTGGATGATTGACATGAGATGCCTTGAAAAGAATCTTCTCCATCTTTCTGTCTGGGTGTTTCCATCGTTTGATTTTTGCACCACTTTTTGTCCTGTCATAATATTCAGTACCATCCAAAACACGATGTGCCGTACAGAGCATTTGTTTGTACTCTGTCGGCATCTTCACAACGTGTTTGTCACAATGATACTCAATAGATTTGAAAGGATCTTCATCTAACCAAAATAAGTTCATTACCTACTCCCATCTATAAAATATGTGATCTTCGATTTCAATTGTTTTCTGTTTCGTCTTTGCCCATTCTGGTGATACATAGTCTGCATGATAGTGTGTTGCACCCTCTGTAATATCCAGTATTTCAAATGTACCAGAAACAATACCTTCTGTCAATAGATATATGTGGTCATATGTTTCCTTGTCAAAGACTGTATCAGACTTTCCATCACAATACCAACTGAACTGGCATCTGTGTCGGATAGGTATCATTTCACCTGTACCTTTCCAACTAGGACGATGCGGCCCCTGTTTCACAACTTCACAAATAGAGTTTGGAAATCTGTCATCGTTTACACGATTTATAGTTACTGAAATGACTGCCATTTGTCCAGCCAGTGGTTGGTTTCTTGCCTCGTGATAAACATTCTCTGCGAGACAAGTTGCCTCTTCCCTATTAAACTCATCCCACTTACTTGGTGACATGGGTACATTATCGCCCCATGCCGGTGTTGAGATGGTTAGGAAAGATGCAATTAGTGCTTCTATCATTGAGTTAGTATCTCCATATTAGTTAGTGATTCTTGTGAATCCATATCATGTTGTTCATTTACAGATTCGTCTAGTTCTTTCCAAGCCTTGGTTGAACGTATCTTTGACAAGAGCATTCTATCCTTACGCAGACGGTTCATAATAATCTTATTCGCCTCTTTGTCTGAATACTCTAGTAAAACATAAGCACGATACTGTGTACCGTTTGCAACCACTGAACTCTCAGAAACCTTGTAACCAGCAACATCTACATCTGCAATGATGTTCTTTGTTGCCTTCTCGACTTCAGACAATACAGAAGTGTCTGTTTCCTCAGAACCAATCTTTGCAATAAAGGTTTTAGTTTGAGAACGAACCCTACCGTTGATACGGTCGGCAAGAGTTGTCTTTGCATTCAGTACTGCAATATCTACAGTCAGTTGCAAGTCTGGTGATACGGCAGTTCCTACAGAATAGATTGCAGTTTCACTAGTTGGTGGTTTTAAGAACCAATCAGGCATAATCTCAATCTGGTCGACTACTGCCTTTGCTTTGTATTCGTAAACCTCTTTGGCCACGATACTTTCTGGTGGTACATTTGTCAATGTCTCCACAGTTTTGTTGGAACTACAAGCACCAAGAAGTGCCACAGAACCAAGAAGTATGATCTTCTTCATAATTATATCCCTTCTAAAAAGTTCACTAGATCATCACGCATTCCAGTTTCAGTAAACAATTCACTGACAACTGAACCGATTTCTGGGTAGTATGTTATCAAAACAACACCCAATATAATACCAATCAAAATTTTCATCATTTAATAACAGTCCGTTCCGCCGGTTGTCCAATTTGCATAACAGTTTCCACGTTTGGCTCTGTTTGGGTCAAAAGTAACTGTTATACTCCCAATACTAAAAGTGTTCATACTTTTAGGTATATACTGATAATGGTGTCCATTATACGATGTTACAGGTGTAACGTCAATAACTTTTCTAGAAATAACTCTGGTAGTACCGATTGGTTCTACAGGTATTCCTTCTTGAATGGCAGGAGTGGACAGATTTGAACTGCCTCCTTCAGTTTTGGAGACTGATGTGCTGGCCGTTGACACTACACTCCTATTTGTGCAATTCAATTCAGTTTTTGCAGATAGGATTTCTGGCGAAACTTCACTGATGATATTCTTCTTGGCCTTGACAGTTGCCTGATCGCAAGCGTCATTCTCTGTCATATCGGGCCCAAAGACATAAGAACCTTCAGTGGGGTATGTCGTACCATCAATCGTTACGTCCATAGACATAATACATTTTCTGGTATCCTCAACATACGGAAAAACCTTCTTATCAATATTTGAAGTCTTTTCGATATGTTGTGTCCAATTAGTTTCTACCTTCTTGTCATATTCACATGGTACATCTGCAAAGGCTGGGTGACAACCAGAGATAGATGCAATGAGAATACATGAAGTCAATCTACCCAACATTTAACATCTCTCCTATTCTATCACCTATACAATCGTTTCTGTACTTGCACTTCTGATAAAGTTCTATAACCAACTCTGGTGTAGATACGCATCCAGACAATGCAAGTACAATCAACAATGGACTAAATCTTTTCAAAGCCACAGAACGCAACTTTGTATTTAGTGTTTCCAACCAAAATTTGGTCACCAACTGAAGTAGAACGAATACCCCACTTCTGTCCATTCTCATCGACTTCCAGTTCGCCCATAACGGTTACATCATCGTTACCATCTTGTGGCATCTTCAATGACCAACTGTCCATGATGTTCTGTGTCCACCGATACGCATACTCAAGTTTTTCATCGAGCGACATACCTTCTTTCGTCTTTACGAAAGCAACAGTGCGTGGTGAATCCTCAAACGCTGTATGAATGACTGCAACAGTCTGACTAAAATTGTTTTCCATAATATAATCCTCTCTTAGTAAGGGCCGTCTTGGTACTGGCACCAAAGTTCATTCCACATTTCTGAAACTGCATTCTCAGCAATACTGATATCGAAATGTGTTTTCAATCCAAGTGTATCAACT